CATCGTGACCGAGCGCATGCTAGCCTCGCTTTCCTGGCTCCCCGGCCCGCGCGGGCGGCCACTCGCTGCGCGGGCCGGGGCTGCTTGCTACGTCGCCTCCAGAGCGGTTCGTACCTCGTCGGGGTAGTACGTCACGACGAACTCGATCAGGTCGGACAGCCGCTGGCCGTTCGGCTGACGCCACTTCACCCAGAGTTCCAGGTTCCCCGGATCGTTGTCGTCCCGGATGCCGTTCTTGTGGTGCGGCTCCTCGTGCCGGTGCAGCGGGCGGCCGATCACCTGCTCCATGACCAGCCGGTGCTCAAGGACAGGACGGCCGTTTCGCCGGTCGGGTGCCATCCGATAGCCGTCTGATGTGGTGTATCCCTGGCTCTGCCGCGGGTTAGCGCCCCACTTCCCGGCCGGGTCTCCGGTGCGCTTCCAACGCTGGTAGTGCATATTGCACCAGGTCAGGCACTTTACCGGCCTGGTGCATCCTTCGACCGCGCACTCCAGTCCCTCGTACTGGCTCCGGCGTCGCAGTCCTGCCTGGGAAGCTGCTGTGCCGGGCTCTCCGTTGCGCCGGACGCGCATGTAGTGCACGTCGCAGTACCCTGCGGCCTTCACGGGGGACTCGCAGCCATCGACGGAGCAAGTCGTCCCTGGCTCGTACTGCGTCTTGACGCGCTCCAGGCGGCCGTAACGGGACAGCCGCTGCCAGTGGACCTTGCAGTATCCGTGCGAATGCGGTTTAGCCGTGCATCCGTCCGCGAGGCATTCAGGTCCGCGCCTGACATACGGCCGGAGCGGCTTGAGCGGCTTGCCGTTGAGAGCCTGCCGGTAGTGCGCTGTGCAGTAATCCCGTGAGTAGCGAGGTTTCTCGCAACCCTCGAATGAGCACGTGCGCGTAGTCTCTGGCATAGCTGGCACCCTCCTATACAGGGTCCTGGCTGAGAGCGGGCGGTGGGCTTACCGTCCGTTCTCCCAGTATACCAGCTACTCATCGTGTAACAAACCTTGTGACGTTCCGTGGAAGTAGTGCGGTTACAGCATGCGCTCATCGTCCTGCAGCCAGAGCCTGGGCTTGCCGGTGACGCCTGCATGCGTAGCCGCATTTCCGCAGGTCAGGTAGCTGCGCCCTGGTACATCTTGATCGCGCCCGTGCGGTCCACGAGGGTACCATCTCCTCTAAGTATAGCACGGAAGGTCACAAGGTCCGAACCGAAGGCGAAGTCGTCCGAACGCTCGAACCTCACGCCTCCCACCAGCCTCACGAAGTACTGGCTGAAGTCGCCGAACGCGATGGACTTGGACCCGGTCGCCATGGCGGGCATGAACGGGTCGGCGACCAGGGGCTTGCCGAGCAGCAGGTCGGGAGACCCGAGGACCGCGGACGGTTCCCAGATCGGCCTGCCGACCGTGTCGGTAATTTTCCTGAACCCGCCGATGGTCTTGTCCGCGGCCAGCCAGTAACACGACCTTGATTGTCGGTATGGAGCTATTACGCTGTACTCCAGGTCGACCAGGTTGGCGTAGCTGGGCGCGCCGGCCACGCCGGTCACCGAGCCGGTCACGCCGACCGTCGCGGTGCTGACCAGGCCGGCCGGCTGGCCGGTGCCAGTCCCGTTGACCAGGTCGTTGCCGAAGGCATTGCCCAGCGCGCGTCCCGCCTGCATGGCCAGGTACCCGAGGAGATCGACGGCCGTGTCGTCAATGAGCTCGCGGGCGACCTGGAGCATGATGCCGTACTTGAAGGCCGACAACGGCTGCATGCCGAACGTCGGGTCCGACGTCGGGAGCGTGCCTGCCTGGGCCGCGGAGGCCGCGGTGGAGTGCGCGGTCGTCTTCGGCACCTGCAGCGTCTCGCCGCCTCCGGTGTTGAGCACGGTCGGTCCGCACTGCATGACACCCGAAACTTCGATCAGGTGTGCGATGAGCATGTCGTAGAAATCGATCGGCACGATACTGCTAGCGGAACCGCCCGTCCCAGCAGTCAGGACGCGGTAGTTGATCGGGCCGAGCTCGGGTGCGCGGCGGATCTCCAGGGCACGTCCGGCGCCCTCGTCTCCGCGCGCCCACTTGCGGACCTCGTCCAGCATCTTGGACCCGCCGGCGGTGCGGGCGGCCTGGCCCTCAGCGGGCTTGCGGCCGGACAGCGCGTCGAACGCGTCGTCGGCTTCCTTGGCCCGCTTCTCGGTGTCCAGGACCGCCTTGATCCGGACGTCAAGCTTCTGCATCTCCTCCTGCATCGCGTCCCACTTGCCCTGCTCCTCATCGGTGAGGGCGCGGTTCTCGGATGCGGCGGATTCGGCGATGCCCTTGGCCTCCTCCCATACCTGGAGGCGCCGATCCCTCAGACGCTTTGCGACTTCAGAAGGCATTTTCTTTCCCTTTCGCGTTGGTTGCCTTCTGCACCTGCGCTCGCTCCGTCCGTTGATCAGCTACGGCCTCAGCGCGCTTGCACTGGTTACTGCGTGGTTGTTACTCCTCGTCCACCCAGGGGTCTTCCATGTTGGCCTGCAGGGTGAGCAGGGCCTGGGCACCGGTCAGTACCGGCTTCTTGGGCGGCCGGACGCGCTGGTCAGGCTTCGGCCTGCCGCCGTCGATGTCGCGGTAGCGCTTGAAGAACTCCATCGCCCGGCCTTCGTTGAGCCTGCTGCGGACCTCCTCCACGTCGGCCTGCACCCAGTCGGCGAGGCTCTGGACTGCGCCGTTGAGCGCGCGGGCGCCGGCGGTGGCATCCGGGTAGGCCGGGTCCAACACGGGCGCCACGTCTACCAGCTGCACCGACAGCAACGTGCGCATCGGGTAGTTGAACTCCGACACGCCCCACTCGTCGCCGCCGGGGAACACCCGGAACGCGAACGAGCTGTGCCGCACGTCGCCGCGGGTCACGTATTCGAGGACGTCGGCGCGGGCGTGCGGCGGATTGACCTCATAGGCGAGCCCGGTCTGGTCAGTGGCCAGCCGCAGCGTGCCGGCGTGCGTGGTACCCAGCAGGGCGTCGTCCTTGTGGTTGTACCTGCAGACCACGTCGGGCCAGCCGAGGGTCTTGGTCTCGTTGAACGCGGTCGGGTCCACCTGCTCCACGAAGCCGCCCAGCTTGCGGCTCAGCTTGCCGAACGCCGCCGCGTAGCCGTAGATGAACTGCGGGCCGTGCTCGGCCTCCTGGCGCACCTCGGGCGGGAACCGGGTGAAGCGGCGCTCGGGCATGCCGTCCGGGGGCAGCTCGCCGAACGCGGCGCGGTTGTCGCCGGAGACCGTGACCCCGAACTTGCGGCATGCGGCCAGGATCTTGCTCATGGCCTGCTTGCCGAAGGGCGACTGCGGAGCGCGAGCGAGTGCATTCCTAGCGTGAGCCTCGTCATGCACAGGAAAGTGCCGCTTGCTCCTAGGTATCGTCTTCCCCCCGGCATCCTTAGAGCCACCAGGCTCTATATAGGCAAAAGCAGAATCGGGGAGGTCGTTGATGGCCGCTGACGTCATCTCGGCCCTGGATTCACTCATGTAACAGACCTTTCATCAGTGACCATCGCCGCCGTTTCCGCTGCCATTCGCCCCGGACAGCACCAGGTCCCGCTTGCTCGGGATCCAGGCGCCCACGAACTCGGGGCCGTCCGCCTGCCGGTGGGCCTGGGCGCGCTCCGCCGCGCGCTTGGCCTGCAGGAAATTCCAGATGAGCTCGGCGTCGTCGCGCTCCTCGCGCGTGCCGTAGTGCCGCTGGGATCCGATGATCTGCCCGAGCATCTGCTCCGCCGAGGGAACCTCGGGAGTCGGCGCGGGAGTCGGCGCGGCGAGCCCTTCCTTGGCCAGGTCCTGCAGCTTGTCGGCCGCCAGGTCCATCTCCAGGTCGATCGCCGACTCCATCGACTTGGGGATGCCGCGGATCGACCGGGCCATCGCCACCATGACGTCCAGGGGGATGTACTCGTTGCCCTGCCCGCCGGGGATCGGTTCCAGGTCCTCCAGGTCGCGCATCTCGTCAATGGACCGCAGGCCCATTGAGCGCTGCAGGTCGTAGATCTCGGTGCGGGTCTTGAGATCGGTCTTGAGCATGGCATCGCTGTTGAAGCGGCAGTACCGGTTGGTCGGCAGCAGGTTGAAGAACGCCGTCTCCAGCCTCACGAGCCACGGCCGCAACGCTTCTATAACTTGCAGTGTGCTTTGCTCTACAGTATTATAGGTCAAGCTGTCCCCGCGAGTACCACCAATGCGATCTGGTGGCAGGTTTAGCACCGAGGCAATCTGCGTCGCATTCATCCGTAGCGCCTCAATGAACTGCGCTTCGCTCGGCGGCACCACTACTGGCTTGTAGTCCCAGTCGCGTCCGTACACCAGCGGCTCACGGCGGCGCATCGTGGACACGAGCATGGCCCGGATCTCCTGGGCCTGCTCGTCGGAGACCTCCAGCTCGTTGTTCTGGAAAGTCCCAGGTGGGAAACCCCCGGCCATATACCAGTCGGTCCCGTAGCGCTCGGCCTCCAACCCGGACAGGATGGTCAGCGCGAACGCGCGCAGCGGGGAAATCCCCTCGATGCGCCCGGGCAAGCTGAACGCCTTGACGTGGAACAGCTCGCTGCGGTCCATCAGCCGGCCGTAGACGTAGATCCGGGCACGCATCGGGTTCCACGGCTGCATCTCGTCGTCGGTGACGTTGACGTCCTCGGGCGGGATCCACTCAATGCCGCTGGGCAGCCCGTAGCCGTCGCGCCCGGTGATGTACCCCCACGCGTTGCCCTGCAGCAGCAGCGACGTCATGGCCGTGAACAGCCAGTCGAAAATCGTTCCGGTGGAGCTCGGGTTGTCGAAAATCGACGGGCCGGTGTACCGCCGGGTCCGGTTGTCACGCGGGCCGGGCTTGACGTACAGCTTCAGCGGCAGCGCCGCGCACGAGGACGCCAGCAGGTTGGTGCCGGCGTACAGGGCGGGCAGACCGAGAGCCCGGTCGGTGCCGAAAACCTGTCTACTAGGATGGACAGGCCCTCCAGTATCAAAACGCCTAACCAGTAAGGACTGTCCCAAGGGCGCCAAGGCACCCCGCCAATCACACGTGTCTCAGCCCTGCTCGACTGGATACGCTCGAAAAGTCCCATACTCCCATATCACCCCCTCTCACACGAAAGAGGGTGCGCAGAAGAACCGCTGACGCGGCAGGTGATACGCTCGATCGCCTTCACGGACCTGAAGGCTCCCCTGCGGACGGACGGACGGACCCGGCTCCGTTCCGGCCGCGGGCTATGGCTAACGCAAGGTTACGTCTGTTTATGAACTCCCGCCAGGCTGGCCGGCGTTTTCGATCCTCATTCCTGACAGCCCGGCCTCCGCGCGCTCGTACAGCATGGCCACGATCGCCTCGGCGAGTAGCTTGCGATCCGGCGGCGCGGCGAAATTACGGCCCGGGTTGCACGCGATGGTGTAGGCGATCGCGAACTCGATCTCGCCGGCCAGCGCGGCAGACGGGATGTGCACCGAGACGATGTTCTCATCGGCGGGAGGATCGCTCATTCGTCCGCCTGGCGGAACAGCGTGCCGACGCCGCCGTCACCGGGAGGATTGCGCCCGGCCCGGACGTCAGCCTGATCGAGCAGCAGGCAGTTCTCGCAGATGAAGCCCTGGTAGAAGGGTTTCCAGATGCCCGCTTCGCCGCAGCCTGGCCGCCGTCGCCTGCAGAATCCGGCATGCTGCTCGATGAGGATCACGGTTCGACCATGGTCTCGGTGACGTGAATGAAGATCGTCCTGCCGTCCTCGCGGGCCTGGTATGTCAGCACCCCGGCGTCCCGGACGGCCGCGGCGAGCTGATCGGCCTCTCCGGTGTCGGCGCATTCCAGCCGGACGATCACCGCGGCCATCACGCCACCGTCTCGGCGGGCGGCTCCACCTGGGCCGGATCGTAGCTGGCCACGATGATCGCCGTGCGCACATACGGGCGGTAGGCGGACAGTGTGTCCAGGATCTCCATCAGCTTGTCCCGGCCGGTCCCGTCATCCAGGTCCACTATCAGCTGCATGCCACCATTATCGGACGCGGCGGGCCTTCGGGCGAGACGGCGGAACCTGGGTCATACTGAAGGCTAGCCGCTGCGGCCCGGTGCCCGCGGAGCCGGCGGCCATCCCCGGCACGAGGAGGAGAGATGGCCGACGACAAGACCCCGAAGACCGACCTGGACGCGCACGACGACGGCGCCCCGGACATGAGCCCGGCCGGGCACCTGGCGATGGCCAAGGCCCACATGAGCGCCGCCGGCGACCACATGAACGCCATGGAAGACAACATGGGTGAACCCGGCGTGGACGGGGACCGCAGCGCCGCCCCGGCCGGCTCGGCGCAGCAGCGCGCGTTCCGCTACCCGGGCGGGTCCGGCGCAGCCCGGGCGCTGCGGCAGGCGACCGGCGGCCGGCGCGGGTAGCGGCCGTCCGGATCAGCTGGCGCTGTCCCAGGCGTACAGGTCAGGTTTGTCGTCCGGGGTCAGCTCGGACGGCTCACCGGTCGGCGCCCAGCCGTTCTCCAGTCCGGACAGCACCCGAAACTGCTTGGTGGCGATCACGTGCGGCAGCGGCCTGCCGCCCGGGTTGACCATCTTGCCGGTCTCGGTGTTGACCACCTTGAAGCCGCCGTCAACCGGGGTGACCTGGTAAGGCACCGCTGCTCGCCGGCCTAGGCTGGCTCGGCGTCCGGGGCGGCGACGGCACGACCATCCGGCCCTGGGCGTACCCGAACCGGAGCGCGCCCCACATGTACCCGAGGATGCTCACGACGGCTCCGATCACCCAGCCGATGGCGAAGAACACCGCGCCGATGGCGGTGAGCACGGCCCGGCCGTGGACCTGTTCCGCGACGGCGCCGGCGGCCTCGGCCCGCTCGGTGCGGTCCTCCTGGATCCGGTCCGGGAGCGGAGCCGGGCGCTCACTCAAAGTTGTCATAACTTTTTTCCGATCTGGCGTGGGGTAAGCGCCGCGCGCCGACTATATAGAGGGTGTACGCGGCTATAACTCAGACGGTGACCAGTCCCGCGGGTTGCTCGTCTCCTCGGCGGCTTCGGCCTCAGCGGGTGCCGCAGCCGCGGCCAGGGCGGCCTCATGAGCCCCCATCCGGGACTCGTACTCGGCGGCCCACAGCGCGGCGGTCTCCTCGTCAGGCGGTGCTTCCGCCTCCACCTGGCTCAGCGGTTTTCCGGGTACCGGGCTGGTGCCCGGCGCCGCTTCCGGCTCGGCTGCTTCGGCTGTGGTGTGATGGGTCCTGGGCGGCATGGTCTCCTCCTGCGGTGTCTTCGGTGCCGGTCTTGCTGGCTGATCGTGGCGGTAGCGGCACGGGCAGGATGTCGATGCTCACCCGGGGGTCCTGCGCGGCCTCGATGTACGGCTGCACGTGGCCGGCCAGCACCAGGACATCCCAGGGCGCCCGGGGGTCGGCTGCGATCAGGTCCTGCCTGGCCACCACGGCGGCCTCGTCTAGCCCGTTCATGTCTGCCTACCTGACTGAAGCCAAAAGATCGTAATGACGGCGCTTGCGGTTCAGCGCCCAGTGCGCGTTGGTCGCGCTGGTAACGGGGGTGATGTCGGATGCGGAGTCGCGGCGGCACCAGGCCCGGCCGCCGTCGCCGACGTCGCGGGTCTCGGCACTGGCTACCGCGGAGTGCAGGCCGGGAGCGAGCTCGCGGCCCAGGTGCAGGAGGGTCCGGTCGCGGACCCCGGTGACCAGCAGGGTGAACGCGGCGGCCTCGTCCGCGCTGGACATCGCGAAGATCTCCATGCCCTGCTTCTCGGCGTCACTGATCAGCGCGGCGGCCGGGCCGTTGCGCGGGATGGCGACAGCGGCAGGCTTCCACTTACGGCGCAGCTCCAGCAGCTGCGGCATGATCCAGGCGGTGCCCTCCCGGTGGCAGCCGCGCGGGATCTCGATCACGAACCTGGGCTCCGGGCTGCCGGGCTGGGCGGGCCGCTCCCAGCAGGCGGCGATGGAGGCGGACAGCATGTCGGGGTCGATGTCGATGGCGA